ATTGTTGACAGACTGCAGACCGTTAGTTGCTGAAGTTGCCGAGTTCATTCTTAAATCAGTTGAACCTAAAAGACTTGCGAAATAAACTGCAGCAGAATAATCGTCAAGCAAATCAAAAACACTAAATTCAGCAATAAGAACATCGTTAATGGGTCCAAACATGGCTATTCCGTCTACGCCGCTAATTGTGACCGTTGAATTAAGCGCTGTCCCTGGGCCGTCTTGATATTCCCGTTGCGATACATACCCTACAAAAGCGTCAAAATATGCGCCTGTGCCTTTAACAGCAATTCTTATATAGTCCTGCACGTTTGCATAGTTAACTTGATTGCTTGTGTTGGTCATGGTGAAACTAAAAGTTCCGCCAGCGTAAGGCGACACAGCGTTAGGGCGCCCGATGGTGTAGGTCAAAGACCGTACATATTGCGTTATATCAAGATTGCTTTGCGTTTGGTTTGTTATTCGCCAAGTAAGTTTTGCCATTACATGTTCCGTATGTTGACCGGCACAGGGCCTGAAGTCCTGACATACCGTTGCAAGGCTTGTACGACAGCGTTGGGGTCTGCGCCCTGCACGGTCACGTTTATAGTGCTTCCTGTTGACCCGCCCATGCCTCGATCATTGCTAGACAGGGCTGGTGCTTGCGTCATGCCGGGGCCTGAATCGTGGACGCCCGGGGCGGCGCCCGGCTCGCCTCCCATGCGCCCAAAACTAACGCTGCCTATCTCTTTAATGTCTACGCCCGGTATTAAATTCATCGCTTTAATAATGATATTGACAGCTTTAATCCAGCCATTAACCATAAATTCCACATAAGACATAATGCCGTTTACGACAGTTCTGACTACGGTACGGAAACCCTCAAATTTCTTGTATGCCGCTACGACAGCGACGCCTAACGCAATTATGCCTGCGGTGATCGCTACGGCAGGGTTTAACATCATGGCCGCATTGACAGCAAGAATTGAGACAGCCAAAACGCCCATAGCGCCAATGACTACGGCTAGCAAGGTTGGGTTCTTTTCGGCCCATGCGCTGAACTTTTGCACGACAGGTAACAGTTTCTGCATAATCGGCAGAAATGCCATACCTACGGATTCTTTAGTTTCGTTGAAAGCGATACCTAACTTTTTCATACCGCCAGCTGCGGTACTAGCGGCTGCTTCGCCAGCGCCACCAAAGTTAGTTTCTAGGGTCGCTAAGACTTCTTCTAGGCTGGCGCCGTCTTTGATCATGGCTTTGAGTTCAGGTGACAGGGCCTGTAAGCCTCGCATGTTTCCTGCGTACGCTTTGGCTAGGGCGTCAGAAACGCTGGCAAGGTCTTTGCCTGTACCTGCCGAAATGTCTATGGCAATGTTTAGTAGGTCCTGTGCTTTAGTAACGTCTTTAGTTGCCACAATAAGAGACTGCAACGCTGGTCGAGCTTCGTCGTCAGACACTGCGACAGACTGACCTAGGCTCTTTATATAGTCCTCAACGCTTGCGATCTGCTTGTCTGTGGCTTTAGTGCTGGCTTTAATCTGACGGGCTAGCGAAGCTTGTGCAGCCTGATCTTCAATAGCGGCTTGAACAGCTGAACCGATAACGGCAGCGACGCCAGCCAAAGCAGCAGTTGCAGGCACAGCCGCCTTCTTAATAACAAACTGTGCTTTCTGCCCGGCTGTCTCAAGTTTCTTAAACTCTTTCAAGGCTTGCTTAATACCGACGTCTTTAAACTCGGTAATCAACGGAATAGTTATGCCAGCCATGCCTAGAACCTTAGTTTCTTATTTGTTTTCTCGTTCACATAATCAACCAGTTCAGCAAGATTCTTTGTAACTTCATCTTCTTTGCTTTCGGCAGCTGGCCACATAGTTCGGGACGCTCGAGCAAAAAGGTCTAACTGTCGTGACAGCACATTAGGGTTTTTTCGTCCTGCAATATCAAATACGGCAGGGGCGATTTGACGCTGAGTCACAGTCAAAAATGCTGTCTTGCTAGGGCGTACTTGCACCTTGACGCCCTTAACAGCGACGCTTTGTGACCAGCCCGGTACGACTCTGCCCTTCTTCTTTCCCCAAGGGCGAACCATGCCCGATAGCGGAGCATTTTTACCGTTGCGACTAGAAGCCTGAGTGAGTCGGGCCTGAGCGTCCTTCACTATTGGGTCAACAGCAAATTTGGCTTTAGACCGAAACTCTTTAAAGATTTCAGGCTCAGTCTTTTTAAGCAGCTGGACGGTATCTCGAATACCGATCACTTCCGCTTTGAATTGGACGCCCGACATGCCTACTACTTCCTCTGGTCATTCATTATCTTAAAGACTGTAGCAAGGTCGTTATGCTCAAAAGGTATGTTTGGCGGCCAGTAGCCAGTTTCCACTAGCAGAACGGCTAAGGCGTAGCTGTAGTGGCCTCTACGAAAGGGCTATCAGGCTCGTTGTCTATAACCTCAAGCAAAACAAGCTTTTTGATAAAGTCGTCTAAAACGACAGGCACTATGACGTTATTTTGTTGCAGCGCCTGATGAGCCATAAAGGCTAGGTCTTCCATGCCGATACCTTCGCCAATCTTGCTGGCTTTGGTTTTGAACTTTCTTTCCCAAGCGACGATCGTGAACAGGTTTGTAGACACTTCTAGCGGGCCGTCGCCCTGATCAACTCTAAGGGTAAGTTTCATGTCGGGTCCTTCTTGTAGGGGTTGAGATCAGCTTGTAGCGGTAGTGAGCGTTCCACCTTGGAAGGTCAGCGAAAGTGTCGACAGCTCGCCTAAAGTGGCGTTAATCAGAGGCAGTTCAGCAAGGTAGCAGTTGGTCAAAGTGAACTTTGGTGCTGTAGCCGAAGGCGTTGCTAGACCAGCAGCGGTAGGCGAGATCGTGACGGTTGTCTGTGTCCCGACAAGGGCCGCAAGTGTGGCGTAAGTTTCGCTGGCCGCATAGGACATGAAAAGTTCCACCTCAAAGGTGTGATCTGTCAAGCCGGTGACGTAAAAGGAATCCGTAGACCCGAAGGCGCTGCTGTTTTGAGGCTGCGTCACATAGGTCATGGTGGCGCTAGTGCATTGGTCGGTCAGGTTGACGGCGTTAATGGTGAGCGCTGGGTTTGAAAGATAAGTACTGGTTGCCATGAGTTAGTCCTTTGGTTCGTCGGTAGTAGTTTTAGCAGATTTTTTGGCAGCAGTGTCCACCACGAAACCGCCAGCGATCAAGGCTTCGAGGTTGATACCTTCTTCGGGTACAAACACTTCGCCCGGTGTACCTAATCTCGGTGAAACTATTTTGTACATTATGCGCTCGCTTGTGCTTGTAGGGATATGTCTAGATCGTAGCAGGGGAAGTCTTGGCCGCCGATAGTAATGAAGCCCGGGCGTCCAGCTGTGACAGCAACCTTTTTAGCGAGCATTAAAGCGGTGATACTGAGTATGTTTCGCATGGCGTCAAGGTTGCCCGGGCCAAGAGAGATCACTTTGACAGCAAACGTCATTTTGACTATTGCCGAAGACCAGCTGTCAAAAGTTGGGGCGTCAAGAAAGACACAAGGCGGGTTTATTTTCTGTGGGTCTGTCGTGACTCGAAGGTTCGTGATCGTCGCCAAGGTCGTAATGAGATCGTCTATCGCTTCGTTAAATAGGTCTGTGTATACGGTCATGCGACAGCTGGCCTAGGGATTCCTGCAAGCTGCTTAATGATCGGGCTGAGTCCTGTTGTCGGTACTTGACCCATCTCTGAGAAGCTAGCGAATTGGTCTACAGAACCTCTCTGCCGATACATCGCGGCCGCATACATTTTCGTAGCGAGCGATACTTGCGTACCGGGGCTAGTTGTCAGGCTGTCTGTGTACCCTGATTCTTGTCTGCGAAGGTAAATGAAGTTGTTTGCAGCGTTGGCGCATTCAGTCAAGAAACTTGTTTCGTCGGCGCCAGCAAGGTCTATGCCGAGGTAGGTACCTAGTTGGGTGCCGTTAATCCAAGTGCAGGTTTGCGTATGGGTTAGCGTCCCTTGCGGGATGACTGCGAAACGATCTGTATCTGTGCCAGCGACATAGTAAAGCACCTGATTAGGTATAGGTACGCTTGTGTTAAAGAGAAGATCGCCGTCACTGTCTACGCCAAGAAATTCGTACTGTGGCATAGCGTAAACGGTTTTTGTGCCGTTAAAAGTTGCTGAGACACTAGCGACGACAATGCTTTCGCCTGCCTGTATTTCAGGGTTAGTCAGGGTTTGAACTACTGCATAGTTGTCTAGCAGTTGAGCAAATATGATTTGATAGGTGGCCATAGCCAGCAGGCCGCCTTCCGACTAAGCGATTACGATTCCCTGAATAAAGCTTGACTTGGCTACGAAGGTGGCGAAGTACTGGTGCAGTGAGAATGTCTTGCCGAGCTTAGAAGCGTCGTCAAAGGTCATCAAAGATGGGCCTGATTCGTAGATTTCAAAGCCCGGAGCGTAAACGACAAGCATGGTTCCGCTGGCGAAGTTGTTGTCAACTACGAGAGTCAAGCCCATAACGTCCATTTGGTTGTAGCCGAGGCCGCCTACACGACCAATGCTGTTTTGTCCAAGGACGCCGTTCGTGGTGTAACCCAAGATCGGACGCTTTGAACCGTCCAGCTGGCTACCCAACTTTTCCCATACGTCAGGACTGACACAAAGGTGAGTTGGGAAGTAGTTGCTGTCTTCGGTGATCTCTCGAGCGGCGTCATACAAGGCGCTGATCAAAGATGAAGGGTCGTTAGCGGTGACGGTCCAAGTTGACCCTGAAGCAGTTTTGCCAGCGACCAAAGCGTCAGCCGCAATGTCGTCGGTCTTAATTAAGACTTCGCCTGCAAGGTCATTAAGGACTAACTGCAAAGCTTCGGGCGACGTGAAGTCGATATCTTGTAGGGACAAGGTCACCTGCCCTGATACGGTCTTTTTTGTAATTACGTTGGAAGCAATGACCATGGTTGTCGCTGAGACTGCTGTTAGCTCAGTTGTTTGCTCAGCCGCTGATGTATGAGTCGTTATAGTTGGGCGAATCCAAGTCTTAGAAGGCGTATTCGGCATTGCCCTTGCCCCAAAAGCCGAAACGACAGGCCTGACGAAATTTAGATCTTGGAACAATGGGCCCATGACCATCTGATTTAAGAGGCCAGGGGTGTCAGTGCTCAGAATGTCACCAGCTGCCGCTTGAAGGGCTGTCTGCTGGCGTCGAGCGGCCTGCTTCCAAGCGTCGTTCACGTTATGCCAAGTGTCGCCGCCAATGTGCATAGCGGCAAGCATTTCGGCTGCCGAAGGCATAGCGAATTCTCTTTTGACAGTAGCGAAAATTGGCTGAGTAGGGATTACTACTTCGGCGCTGGCTGCTTGAATTTCCATTGGGGTTTCCTCGTTTTCGGTTTCGGTAGGTACTTCTTCTTCGGCTTCTTCGTCAGGTGCAGACGCCGCTACTTGGGTGATCGTAGCACCAACAAAAGCGGGTGTGGGAACTAGCGACAACTCAACCCAATCGGCAGCAAAAACGATCATGTCGCCGCTGTCGTCATACTTAAAGTTTGTTGGGTTAACGCCAACGGACACTGAGTCCAGGACGCCGTCAGCTGCTAAAACTAGGGCTTCGTCGCCTGCCCGAGTGTTACTGATCTTGGCTGTAAACATCATGCCTTCGGCGGTATCTAGACGCTCGGTAACAAGGCCGACGGGCTGTGTTGAGTCGTGGTACATAAACAGTT